CCAATAATGGACCCGCTGACGGAAACGTTGATTCCGCTAGCGAAAACTCCAATTCCGCCAGCGGATTTGATACAGAGCAGAGCAGAGCAGAGCAGAATAAAGAAGAGCTAGCTAGCTGCGCCGATTTGACCGAGGAGGAGTTGAAGAGCTTCTCGGACTTCTGCCTCGCGAAGGCCAGCGCCGACCCAAAGGTCAGGAAGAAGTCCGCCTACGCGAAAAGCCTCATGGCACAGGCAGATGTCCTCGAGGAGTTTAGGCAGTCCCTCATAAAGCCTCCGAAGACCACGACCGCGATCGCTCCCGAGCCGGGGCCCTGCATGAAATGCGGCGGGAAGATCAAGGCGAACCGCTACGACGCGACCGGACGTTGCCTTGAGTGCGGGGCCTGGCACCACTTCTCGCGGGAGGGCGACGACTGGTTCCTCGACCAGGAGCAGCCCGAGAGGGCAGAGGCGGCGGACTCAGGATGAACGATTTCCGACGATTTATGACCACGCGAAACCACGCGTTACCATGCGTTACCACGCGTGACCACACAAACAGCACGGGAGCGCAAAGGACCGCAGCTTGAAGGGATAAATAAATAGTGCTATGGCTCGAAGCATAATGGCGAAGAACGATTCGGCAAGGAAGGTTAGGCCCCTCACGATTAGGGAGCGCGCTTTCCTGTCGGAGCTTTTCGAGAGTGGGCTTAACGCGACCGAGGCCTATGTTCGGGTGATGGCGAAGAACGGCAAGGAGGTGAGCCGGGCGAACGCCGAGGTCCAGGGCTGCCGGATGCGCAGGAGGATATGCTCGACCGCCGAGTTCGCCGACATCCTGTCTGCCCGGGGCCTGGATGCAGTGACCCTTGCCGACGACATAAACCGGCTGCGGACCATGCAGCGCCCAGCCTTCGACCGAGACGGGAATCATGTCGGGGATTTCAACGACGGGCAGGTCCAGCTCGGAGCCGCGAAGTTGATCTCAGAGGCGCTCGGTGTAATCGAGAAGCCCGGGTCGACGGTCGTCATTGAGAACATCTCAATCGGCCTGCCGCCAAAGCCCGAAGACATTCCGGCTGAGGGGGCGCCTGGTGCGTAGGACGGCCGCCTTTCTCGTCCTCGCGCTTTCCGCGACCCTGGCAGGATCACCGATGCCCCGAGTAGATTTCTCCACCCTCCCAGCGTGGATGAACGCGAAGTTCTACCGAACGATTTGGGACCATCAGCGCTTCAACGTCTGGAAGGGCGGGGCGGGGTCCGGGAAATCAGTCGGGGCAGGACAGCGCTATGCCTACCGTCTGACCGCCGAGAAGGGGCACAACCTGCTCGTTGTCCGCAAGGTCGCCGAGTCGAACCGCTTCTCGACCTTCGCGAACCTCGTCAGCACGATCAACTCCTGGAAGCTCGCTCCGCTCTACGACATCAGCGAGTCGAACCTGACCATCCGGAACAGGTACAACGGCAACGAGGTCATCTTTGCGGGCATGAACGACATGAAGGCGCGAGAGCGCGTGAAATCGGTCACGTTCCGCTCGGGCCCGCTCACCGACATTTGGGCCGAGGAGGCCTCGGAGTTCGAGCGCGAGGACATCCAGCAGCTGAACCTGCGCCTCCGCGGCCAGGCTTCCCAGCCCTTCCAGTTCCTCCTCACCTTCAACCCGATCAACATCGACCACCACCTGAAGGCCGACTTCTTTGACAACCCCAAACCTAACGCCAGCATCCTGAGCACGACCTACCTGGACAACAGGTTCATCGACACCGCGTACCGGGGCGAGCTCGAGGCCCTCAAGGCTGGCGACCCGACTATGTACCAGGTCTACGCCCTCGGCGAGTGGGGCCAGCTCGGCGACAAGGCGTTCCCGAACGTCGTGTTCGAGCGCTGCCCCTATTCGATCGACGACTTCGACCAGGTGCTCTTCGGCAAGGACTTCGGCTTCCAGCACTACGACGCGACCGAGGGGATCGGGCTCAAGGACGGAAGGATCTACAGCTTCCGCGAGCTCTATGTCAGGCAGAAGACGAATCCCGAGGTGATCGCGATTTCGGAGACGGTCCTCCCGAAGGCGCAGCGCTGCACGGCGGACTCGGCGGAGCCAAAGAGCATAGCCGAGTACCAGGCGAACGGATTCGCCCTCACCGGAGCCCGGAAGGGCCCCGATTCGGTCGAGGCCGGGTTCTCGTTCCTGCGCTCGCGCGAGTGGATCATCGATCCCGTGGCCTGCCCGGGCCTAGCCGCCGAGGTCAGGGGAGCCGTGTACAGGAAGGACCGCAACGGCAGGCCGACCGAGGAGATCGTCAGCTTCCACGACGACGCGATGGCTGCCTGCCGCTACGCCGTCGAGGAACTGCTCCCGGGCAACACCATGAAGTGGGGCTTCGTATGACCTTCCGCTCGCCCATCGTCACGAACCGCAAGGCACTGAGCCAGATGCAGCATTCGCTCTTCAGCCGGTTCATGGGCGCCTTCTTCCAAGGCTCGAAGCGCGACTACGCCAAGGTCATGGCAGACCCAACCGGGTCGAGCGTCATCATGGCGGTGATGCTCTGGATAGTCCGCCGCTGGCCCGAGGCCCCGATATTCCTCGAGGACGGGAAGGACGAGGCGGTCAGGGACCACCCCATGCTGAAGAAGCTGAACAGGCCGAACCCGAACTACTCGGGCGCCGTGCTCTGGTGGGGGACCATCCTCTCGCTCGTATGGGACGGCAACGGCTACATGGTCAAGGTCCGCAACCGCGACCTCAGCGTGCGCGAGCTCTGGTACGTCCCCCATTTCCTGATGGAGCCAATGGTCAACCCGGGATCCCAGGGCTTCGTCGACTACTACCAGTACAGCCCGGGCGGCGTGGCCGTGCAGAAGCTCGACCCCTCGGACGTGGTCCACTTCCGCTACGGCATCGACCCCTTCAACCCGCGCAAGGGATTCTCGCCCTTGAAAAGCATCGCCCGCGACGCGGCCACCGACGACGAGGCCGACGGTTTCGCCGCCGCGATGCTCCACAACATGGGCGTCCCGGGGCTGCTCTTCTCTCCGGAAGTGCTCTCCGGACAGGTCGTCGCCGGATTCGACGTGGACGCCGCCAAGAAGTACATCAAGCAGCATTTCTCCGGCGACAACCGCGGCGAGCCCATGGTCAACGCCGGGCCCACAAAGGTCCAGCAGTTTGGCTTCGATCCGAAGTCGATGGACCTCTCGACGCTCCGCGGTATCCCCGAGGAGCGCGTGTGCGCGGTGACCGGAGTCAAGGCGGCCGTCGTGGGATTCGGGGCAGGCCTCGCACAGACCGCAGTGGGCGCCACGATGACGAGCCTCCGCGAGCAGTCCTACGAGGACGCGATAATCCCGCTCCAGCGCCTCATCGGCCCCGAGCTCGAGACGCAGCTTCTCGACGACTTCGAGCCGAACCCGGACGAGTGGACGGTCAAGTTCGACCTCTCCGAGGTCCGCGTGCTCCAGGAGGACGAGGACAGGCTCCATGCCCGCATGGTCAACGACTGGAATGGCGGACTCATCTCCCGGGAGGAGGGACGCAAGGAGCTCGGCTTCGAGACGACGGACGCGGACAAGATCCGGCGCGTCCCGTTCAGCGTCACCGAGGTCCCGGACGGGCTGACCCTCGACGAGATCGAGGCGCTCAACCCTCCGCCCGTCATTCCTCCCGCAGATTCTGCTACTCCCGAGATCGATCCGGCCACCGAAAAGCCTGCCGTCCCCCAGAAGGGACGCAAGGCCAAAGGCGCGGGAAGGCGGGAGAAGGCTTTCACTGCCGCGCAGTTCCGGTCCGCCGCGCGCCATCAGGCCGTCTATGCCGCCGAGCTGTCGGACGGGTTTATATCCATCGCCGACCGCGTCGTGGCCGCCTACGAGTCGGACGGGCTCGCGTCGATGGCTCCCTCAATGCGCAAGGCGCAGGACGGAGCCTCCAAGCCGATAGACCCCAGCTCTCCCGAGGGGATAGCGCTCGCAGTCGAGGCGCACCGCATCAGGATGGAGGCCGAGAAGGCCGGGGCACTGGCCGACGAGCTCGCATGGAAGGCGCATTACCTCGCGGTCGCCTCGACCACTGTCGACAACATCAAGGCGTTCTTCGGCATCGCGCTCGACCTGCATGACCAGGTGCAGCGCGAGATCATCTCCAAGGGCGGGAAGCACATCGCCCTGGTCGGCATAGACCAGCAGACGCAGGACGCGATCTTCAAGGCGCTCGCCCAAGGCCGGACGGGCGGGCTCGGCCCGCGCGAGATCGCCCGTGCAATCCGGTCCAACGTCGAAGGATCCGCGATGTTCCCGGGCGTGGCGAAGGAAGCCTACGACCGGGCCATCGTGCGCGGATGGAGCGAGGAGAAGGCCCAGGCCGCCGGAGACAAGGCGGCACGCCAGTACCGCTCCGAGGTCATCAGCCGCACCGAGACGAAGTATGCCCAGAACATCAGCACGATCGAGGTCGGGAAGTCGTCCGGAACCTTCGACTCGATGCTCATATTCGACGCCCAGCTCGGGCCCACCGACGAGGAGTGCGAGGCGCGCAACGGACAGACGGTGAGCTTCGACGAGGCGCAGGCGATGGCCGATTCCGAGCACCCGAACGGGACGTTCAGCTGTACGCCCACGATAAGCGGAGGCGAGTGAAATGAAGCATGAACTGAAGCAGGTCCAGCTCAAGGACGTCGCGGTCACCGATGCCGGGACCGTGAAGGCAGTCTTCGCCACCCTGGGCGTAGTCGACCACGACGGCGACGTCATCATGCCGGGGGCCATCATCAACGGGCAGGCCGTGCGGATGAGCGCCTACAACCACAGCTCGTGGGACCGGGCACTCCCTGTCGGGAAGGGCACGATCTCCGAGGTCAACAACGAGCTGATTTTCGACGGCCAGTTCTTCCTCGACACCGAGGGCGGAGCCGAGACCTACAAGACCGTGAAGAACCTGGGATCGCTCGGCGAGTGGAGCTTCGGCTTCGACATCATCGAGAAGGCCCCGATCCTCGACGGCTCCGGATATTCGACCGGCCGGACCCTGAAGAAGCTCAACGTGACGGAAGTCAGTCCCGTGCTCCTGGGCGCGGGCATAGCAACGCGGACCCTCGCCATGAAGTCACTCGGCGCGGAAGGGCAGACCTACCAGGAGCACGCGGACGCGCTCCTGGACGAGGTCGCCGATTTCGTCAAGCGATCGCAGAGCATCGCGGACCTGAGGACCGAGAAAGGCAAGGAGCCGGCGTCGATCAAGAACCGCGACGGCCTCAAGGCCATCGCCTCGGAGCTTTCGAAGGCGGCGGGCGAGCTTACCCGCATCGCGCTCTCGGATCCCGAGGCCGAGGCAGTGAAGGCCCGCGCGGAAGTTGCTGCCCTGTTCGGGCAGATCGAAGCGAATGAAATCGCAAGGAGCATCGCATGAGCATCAAATCCGACCTCGTCGCCAAGCGCAACGAGCTGAAATCCGTCACCGACAAGATCGCGGCCGTCCGCAAGGAGACCGTGGACGGCGCCGGCGACTTCGACCTCATGAAGACCAAGGCCCTCGGCGATGGCGACCTGCAGTCCCGCGTCACCGAGATGCGAAACCTCAAGACCAAGATGGACGCGCTCGGCGCCGAGGTCGACAGCCTCGTCGACGCCGTCAAGGCCTTCGCCGAGCCCGCCGAGGAGGATCCCGACCAGAAGGGGCGCATGCAGCATGCCGAGCCCGGCCGCGGCGAGTCCCGCAAGTCCCTCGGGCAGCTCTTCACCGACTCCGCGGAGTTCAAGGCCGCCCTCCAGGACGGAGGCATGCGCGGCTTCAAGCTCCATTTCGCCGACCGCGGCCTGAAGACCCTCATGACCACGGCCGCCGGATTCGCCGCGCAGGCGCTCCGCACGGGCGAGGTCGAGATGATGCCCGTCGAGGACATCGGGCTCTTCAGCCTCATCCCCAAGCGCCAGACCTCCCAGGGCTCCTACGTCTACATGGAGGAGACGACCCGCACGCAGGCCGCTGCCGAGAAGGCGGAGACCGGCGCCTACGGCGAGTCCGCCTTCGCCTTCACCGAGCGCAGCCAGGCCGTCGAGGACATCGGCCACTGGCTGCCCATCACCCGCAAGCAGCTCGACGACGTGCCGCAGATCCAGGGCATCGTGGACGGCGAGCTCCGCCAGGGCCTCATGGAGCTCCTCGACTACGAGCTCTACAACGGGTCCGGCTCCACGCCCGTCCTCCAGGGGCTCATCGCCAAGACCGGGATCAACACCCAGGATGCGCAGGGGCAAATGCCCCTCGATGCCCTGTACATGGGCATGACCAAGGTCCAGAAGAATGGCTTCGCCGAGGCGAACCTCGTGGCCGTGAACGGCGAGGACTGGCAGCCGATCCAGCTGATGAAGACCGACCAGGGCCAGTACATCTGGGGACACCCCGCCGACATCGGACCCATGAGGGTCTGGGGCCGCCGCCTCGTCTCCACCTTCCGCATCGCGAAGGGCACGGCCGTCCTGGGCGACTTCAACCGGATGTGCTACGCCGAGCGCTCGGGCATCACGGTCGAGATCACCGACAGCCACGCCTCCGACTTCATCTCGAACAAGTACGCGATCCGCTGCTGGACCCGCGGCGTGTTCGTGTGGAAGCGCCCCCTCGCGTTCTGCAAGGTCACGAAC